GTTTTCTTATATACCTCCTTTCAATTTCTTTAGTACCTCCTTTGTAGATGTAATGAGTTGATATATAGCCATTTGCGACTAATTCACTTATCCATTTAGAAATAGTAACAGTACTCTTGCCATAAAGGTTAGCAAAGTATTTATTTGTAGCAAAGCACTCACCATTGATGTTAAGTAGTGCAGTTATTTCAGCATATAATAATTTAGCATTTGCAGTTAGATTCTTATCGTATCTAACCTCAGCACTTATTATAGCATAGTAGTTTGGTTGTTCTTTCATTGTTTGTAGTTTTAATTGTGTTTTTGTATTTCTAACTCATAGCACTTAGTGTATGTAGACATCACTAAACTCCATTCACTTACCTGTTCGTGGGTAAACCAACAAAATCTCGCTTGTAAGGCATTTAAAGGTTGAATGAATAGATAGTGCGTAATTTTCTTTTTAGGGTTGCTATGGGCTTTAAAATTAACTCTAAGCGTATTTCCATTAGTCTTAACTCCTTTGACATCAATATAATTAATTGAGCCAATTCCTTGCATAACTATATCAGCCTCAACAACAGGATTCATATCAATTAATGGTGCAGCCTTATATTTAATGCCTTTATTGTTCTCCATTAGATGTCTTGCAATTAGTTCTGCAAATATTCCTAACTGAGATATAGAGTGTTCCTGATTACCTCTGTACTTCTCTGAGCCTTCTTTGTAGACTTTAGCAGAAAGCATACTTCTCACCTTAGCAAGTTCATCAGATAATCCAATGAAAGTGCTAGGGTAAGTTGTATTTTTCCATTTAATCATTAGAATGGTAAGTCATCATCAGTTTTTACACTTGATTTCTTAGGTGCTGTATTAGCAGTTTCTTTAGGCTCAAAGTCATTTACATAAGCATAATGAGTTGCACCTTTTTCAGATGGTTCTCTCCTTTCTGAAATCACCATTGATACCCAACCATTCTTTGAGTTCTTTTGTAGTTCATCTAACTTGAAGTTAGCAACCATCATTGTTCCATACTTTGTTGGAATGTTTTTAATGCTACTTGGTAAGTAGACCTTCTCTTTCTTGTCTGTCATTTTTTTGTTGTTTAATTTTATATAATTTAGTTAATGAATCCGTTATTTTCTGCAACTTATCTTCAAGTCCTAATATCTCCTCATCTATCTCAACTTCAATGATTTTACTTTCAACTCCTTTAAAGTCATCATTTTCTTCAGGATAGTTATTGTAAAAGAACTCAAACTTTCTAGTGTGATGTATTACTGATGCGTGATGCAAGTTAGTTACTCCTGCGATTTCCATTAGAGTTAATCCAAACATCTCTCTTAGGATGTATATGTACATTCTCTTAGCAAATATAATGTTTTTCTTTCTACTTCCTAGAAACATTTTCTCTTTATCTACGCTGTAAATTTCTGATAACTCATCAACTATTATGTTGTGATAGTAATCGCTAAATTTTAATCTTCTTCTTTTCATTTTGTTTATTGTTAATTTAAGTCGTACACTATTGTATCAACTATGTCTTGGATATTTAAGCCTATAGAGTCTGCTAATCTCTTTGCGTGTATGAATCTAAGTCTTGTTGGCTCTGCTATGAATTTACTACTTGTAGCATAATTAACTTCTATAATTTTACATAACTGCAAATTAGATATTCCATATATCCTTAATAGAGCCTCAAACTCATTTCTTGATTTTCTGATTTTATCCAAAGAATATTTCTTAGTCATCTTTAGTAATGTATTTATGAATTTTAGACTTCTCTACTTTAAATATAGTTTTGTCAAAGTGATAGAAATCTACTAATTGTTTTTTATCTAGCAGTTTCATAATATCATCTTCAAGAATAAATCCTAAGATATGTTTATCTTCCCATATTATGTAAGTGTATGTTTTTAAGAAATGTTTAAAAATCTCTACCTTTAAATACCCCATCTCTGAACATTTTGAGCCATTGTTTTTGTGTGTCTTTTTCATATCTATTGTTATTGATTATAGTTATTATTTCTTCTGCTTCTAATTGTGATAAATCGTTAATCCTATTTAAGATTTCAGATTTCATTCGTGTAGTAAGTGATGTTTGGTCAATGTTACACTCAATGGTAACCAACTGCCTATAAGTAATAGGAGTCGGCTTTCCATCAAGTAAATTATCTATCCAATCATCATTCATTAATCTACAATCTCATCCTGACCAAATACTCCTTGCTCATAGAATCCTGCAATTTTCAATACAACTCTACTCATTGCTCTTTTCTCTGCCATAGCAACTGGGAATTTCTTTCCACCACCCATTAAATTACTGTCAGATGCCTCACCGAAACTCATAGCGTTCTTAACCTCATTACCAACTTTCATTGTTGCTGCTGCTCTTAATACACAGATACATTTCTCAATATCCATATTAATTACCTCATAAGCAACTGTAATATTGTTTCTTGATACAATCTTATCAATTCCTGTTCTAGTAATAATTACAAAACCTCTCTTGTCTTTGTAAATATCTTCTTCAGTTAAGCCATTCTGTTTGTAAAGCCTTCTTAAAGCCTCTTTTCTTGTTTCTACGATTGGCTCAGGTTGTTTCTTTAGTTTTTCTTGCATTGTTTTTTTTGTCATTTTGTTATTATTTAATTGATTATTATTATGATATTGTTCTGCAATATCGGTTAGTGTGTTAATTTCTTGTGATTGCTCTTGCATTTTCATTTGCATAAATTCTTCTTTCATTTTTCCCATAATTGTTTATTGTTTTAGTTATTAATTGAGGCAAAGATATAAAATTGGAATTACCCACCAAAAGATTTTTAACAATTTTTAGATAAATGTTTACCTGCTAGAAGTAAATTGTATGAAAATTATGTGATATTTTAGAAATAATGCACCAAACGAGCCACTTGACCACTCACTTTTTCGTGCAAAAATCCTTCAACTGCTTTAGGAACTCCTGTAAATCCTTTTCTTGAGTGCCAACTATCAGTTCCTGATGGGCTACGCATATACTCTACAGTTACTCCAATAAAGTCTTTAGCATCTCTCCATTTATGTTTTACCTTGTGATGTAAGTGATGTAAATACCAATACCTATACTTAGTTTCACTCCACATTTTCGGTTGCTCTTGAGCCATTAAAAGAGGTAAGTTGTCCATCTTAGCACCATCTCCGTGTTCCAAACCTATTAGATTCTTACCATACCTATAATACTTCCTGTGTGCTACTGATATGTCAAATGTAACCTCTCTGTCATTTCTAAACCAACTCTTTAATGCGTGTGCCAAATGGAAGCCACTCTGATAATCGTGATTACTCATTGAATGAATAATATCTACAGGTGCTACCTCTCTTAGTATCTCAACACACTTAACATATAGTGCTAGAGCAACTTCAAAGTGTTCCCACCATTTACCATCTACATCCTGATTTGTACCTGCTGTCGTAGTGTTGTAAACATTATCTATATGTAGAACATCATTACCTATGCAGAATAACACTCTATCTACATCAAAGCCTTTAGATTTTTCTATAAGTCCTTCTAAGCCTTCTAAAACCCTATTACAAGCAATCTCTACATTATAACCATCACCTGTTTCAGTATGACTAGCATATTTACCTATGTGAATGTCTGCAGGATTTATAACTAATAAGTGATTGGATTGTTTTATCTCTCTCTTTATAGATGGATAGTGTGGTGAATGATTTTCTATAAAACTCTCAACCTTACCTAAGATGTCATTTTCGTTTGCAGTTAAATCTTCCTTAGTTACAATACTGAATCTAAATTCTCCACTAGCAGATTGCCAATGTTTTACAGAAACTACATCTTTCTTTTTTATACCCCTCTCTGATAGGTGTATGTCTAATGCAGTGTTGCCATTGAAGTTAGTAGTATCTTCTGCTCTATTCTCATAAATCATTTCAACTTCTTCTTCTGAAAGCCTTAATCTTTTACCATATTGTTTCATTGTTTAAAGTATTGGTTATGAGGCAATATTACGAAAAAAAATGCTTATATAATACAAAAGTGAGATGTTTTTAAACATCCCACTCTTGAAAACTATAAACAATTTTGAAAACAAAGAAGGACACAACCCCCTCAAAGTCTATGCAAAGATAATTATTTTTTACAATTATCGGTACATTTATTATTATTTTTTTCAAATACTGAAAAACATAAAGGTAAAACACCTAACCCTGTAAGTATTAGTGCATTAGTATCAATACCATTTTTCTCAATATATAAACTTGCAGACAAAACTATTACACCACTAATAGTTCTCTTGCTACTCCACTTACCTTTTGTGTCTGTAAACAGTTCTTTAACTGCTTTCAATAAGTCTGTTATTGGCTTTACACCACCCTTAAGTAGCATAGACCCCACCCATTGAGGTATCATTATTTTTTCTTTGTATAATTAGGCACTAGAGCATCAATCATAGTATCTAGCCAACCAAAGATTTTGTTGTCTTTTTCTGTTGGAGTTAAATTAGTAATAACTTTAGCGAAAGCCATTAAGCCAACTAATAGTTCAATCCAATTTTCTGTAATAAAATTCATAATATATATTTAATTAGTTAATATTCAGTTTAATAACCCCAAATACAAGGGTTTGTTTTGTCCTCATCACAATCAGCGTGTATAAACTTGTTTTTAAAGTCTATACCAAATCTTTCAAATCCTACACCACCTAATCCTCCAAGAATTAATGCTAAGTTTTTACCATCAGTAAATTTAATGTCAGCAGCAATACCCTTAATATGTGAACTTGTTGGATTGCTTATTGATAATGGATGTTTTTCACACCTATAACCACTATTGATTTTAAATGGAACTCCTGCAATCCTTCTTGCTCTATCCATCATCTCTAAGAAGTTTTCATTAATGTAATTAGTGTTACAACCACACTTACAATTAAACTCACTTCTTTTAAAGTATTTTAATTCCACTTTATTTATTCTCTTTAATAGATTTAATAATCTCCTCAAAAAAACTTTCAAAATCTTCTTTAATTTTATTTTCAGAATCAATTTGTTCTAACTTTTTTATAGCCCAATTAACACCTGCATCTCCTCCCCAAGCATCCCACATAATACCTCCACATCCTTCATCATAAGGTACATCTTTATGCTGTTGATGTCTTTTAAATGATGCCATACGAGCAATAGTATCTCTTGAAAGTTTTTCTCTATTTGCTAATTGTCTTGCTCTAGTCCAACCTACCTGAGTACCACAATCACTTCCGTTTTCTTCTTTGTACTTTATAGCCCTCTTAGCGTTATTAGTTGCTGCTTGTGGATAGTCATTATAAGTTTCTGCTGCATAATAATCTTTGTTAGCAGTTTCACACTCTGACTTACTAGAATAATCACATCCACCTGTTTCGCCAAACCTCCAACTACCATTTTCACACTCGTAGCAAGGCATATTAAGAGGTAACCATTACAAATTCAACATCTAAAGATTCAGTAGCGTGAGATGATTGACCTGCTATTGCTATTATATCTTTAAATGTTATAGCAGCACCTGATGTAGTAGTATAATCTACACCTGCATCCATTAACAAGAAACTACTTGAAGGAGTAACCTCAAATGAGTGAAATTCATTTGTATCGGTAGCAACTCTAAAATGCAATGTATGTGTATCATCTAAGTTAGTGATTCTAAAGTATTTGTATTCTGTTTTAACTACCTGACCCTGACCATCAGCAGTTGATAAAGCCAATATATCTGTCCAAGTTCCACCATCACCTTCTGCTGCAATAGTCATAATTCTTTGAGATACCTGTCCGTTATCAATGTAAGTCTTATTCATTGTATTACCATAATCCACCCCATTAAGAGTGTATGACTCTGATATTGTTACTGTTAAATCTGAAGGTACTATTGTTGTTGCCATATTATTTTATTTTATTTTTTATATTTTTGTGAATAATGCTACTAAAGAGCCTATAGTTACTGTATAAATCAACCACATTGCTTTAACTAATACTTTTCTCATTGCTGTGTTTCTGTTTACTCTTGCAGTAACTCCTGTATCAGGATTAAGTAATCTCTCTGTAAGCATATCTAACTTATCATCTAAACTATCTATCTTTTCATTTATTGAACTAATGTCTTTCTTCATTGATACTATCTCCTCTTTAGTTGTCATAAGATAATTCCATTGTTACATTAAAGAATATAACCCTCGCTGTTACATCTGCCTTAATCATAGCGAAAACAATATCTCCCTCAAGTAAACTATCATTACTGAATGTAATCTCACTTATACTTTGTAATTTATCATTATTAGTACAGGTTATTGCAATTTCATCTATAAGTACTGGTGTTAATGGTGTTTCATCATTATTAACAGGTGTTATCTTACATATCGCTAGAGTAGCAACAGTAGCAGCATTACCAACTAACCAACCACTTATCTTATTTACAGTGCAATTACTATGAGAAACATACCCTCCTGCTCTAAATATATCACTAACATCTAAAGTTGCATCACCAACTGTACCACTACCATAATCAACATTATGTTCAAATGGTGATTGAGCATCAGTCATTTGTTGTGCATATTCATAGGTGCTACCATTACTCGTAGTATATCCTTTCATTGGAACTACAGTAGTTTTTATACTACTTTTAGGTAACCAAACTAAATTACCATCAGTACCTGTGGCAGATGTACCTGAATCTTTACTTAATAAAGTATCATTGGTAGCATTTTCAAATCCCATTGGATTATGCCTATTTATATCAGTTAGATTTTTATGTTCGTTTGCAGCCATTTATATATTTATTTTAACATTCAGGACAATAATTCTTCCAACTATCATAATCTCTACGAGGTCTTGAGTATATACTATCGTACATTATAATTCCGTGATTCTTGTATGTAGTTGTATTACAAGGTGCATTAGCAGTATATGTAGGGTAATCACCACTATTATCAGGGTCATCAAGAAACTCTATCATATCTTTTAAGTATATCTCAGCCTTTCTGTAAGTATCTTGCTTGTAAGCATTTAATTCAGCAGGGTCAATAATAGTAGAAAACTCATCAATATTATGAACAATACCTGCACTACTACTATTACTTTGAATTTCATTGATTACCTCAAATCTTGCAAACCAACATAGAGTTCTAACTAAGAAGTCATCCATTAAAGTTTGATTTGCAGTAGTTAAAGTGCCACCATTGTTTTGTGTTTTTAATTCCTCGTAAAACTTCTTTCCAATAGCACTTTTTAAATGTGCTAATTCAGAAAGCAATATAGTGTTAGTGGAAATTAAAGCAGGGTCAGTATTAGCGTTAGTAAAACTATTACTTATAACTTCTCCTGCTGTTGCTAGTGTTTTATATTGATTTACATTTGCCATAGTTATTCTGTTTTTTCAGTTACACTTAAATCACCTGCATTGTCATCTCCAATACCATCAGCATCATCATCTCTTGTTACAATAATTTGCTCTCTATCAGTTAAGAACATATCACCCTCTACAAGCATTGGTAAGTCCTCATCTAACAATCTTCTTTGCTCATTAATTGTAAGTATTTTTGATGGGTCAATCTGAGTAGCAAAACTAATTGGTGGCTCATAATGAATTATTAAATCTTCAGGTAAGAAACCTAATTCTTTATATAGTATTGTTTTAATACCATTTAAAAGTAAATCAGAAGTATCTTTAATAACAGTAGTCATTGCTAAATCATAAGCAATTCTAATCTCACTACCCGTATTATTCATCTTGCCTGAACTCACTAAACCACTTAATGATGGTTGCCATCTGTGAGCAGTTACAATGTTTTGGTCGGTTATTCTCTGTAAGTCTATCCAACTACCTTCTTGGTCATCTTTTATTATCTGTACATTAGCCTGAGAAGTGTCCCCATTCTTAACGATAAACATAATCTTACCATTATTTCCATCTCCTACAAACTTCTTCTGTGCTTCGTGTACTAATTTCTTTGCTTCTTCTTCACCCATATCTCCACTAATCTCAACGATTGCAGATGGTTGGAAGCCATTTTTAAATTTTGTGTGATTCCATTTACCAATCTCGTAATCAACTGCAATATGCTCTAATGCAGCAACATAATCAGGTAAACCATAGAATTGGAATGTAGGCTCATAATCATTAAACTCAAATACAAATCTATTACCCTTCACTTCAGGATATAAAGGAATTACATTGAGTTTATCCTTCATAGTATTGAACTTTGCCCAATCAGGATGAATATACGCTTCTTTCTTGTTTTTAGCCATTCTAACAGTAGTTGCATCTACGTGATATAGATTTAGTCCACCATCATATAAAACTCCCTCTAAGTAAGCATTTCCAAATGTATAGTAATCATCTGCTAATTTCTTGAAAATCATTCTTAATGACTCTCCATCAGCATTAACATCTTTAATGTAATTTAATACATCTTCATCATTACTAACGAATTTAGCACCACTCGTAAAGATAGTCTTTTGAGCAAGTACACTTCTATGAGTAGATGATTGTCGCTTTAACTTTGCTAAGTATTGTGGGAATAAGTTGTTATCACCAAAAGGAACATACTCCGTTCTTATCTTAGAGATGTCCTGTATTTCGCTAATATTCTCAGGTACTGCTAAATTAAAAACTCCAAATTCAAAAGTATTACTCTTTTGATTCTGAAGATTCTTTACCTGACTTTTTCTTTTTGGTTGCTTTCTTTGGCTCATCTTTAGTTTTTGTAGTTGATATTTTTTCTACTAATGTATTCAAACCTAAATCTTCATATAGGTAAGATAATTCTTCTTGTGATGATTCTCTTAAGATGAATCTTTCACCATCTCTTATAAGAACAACATCTTTCTTTGCTTTATATTCTGCCATAATTGTATATATCTTTAAGTGTGATAAATCTACAACATTTTTGCCACAATCACACATATTATTAGAAAGATATTAATAGGAAAATGTTATAAACTTTTTACGAACTAAGTTCAACCTATAAATATACCTTTAATTATTAATCTGTTGTTGCAGTTAAACCTGTTGCAGCAACTTGAATCCCACTTGCAGAAGGTGCATACTCTCTTGGCATTTCAAATTGTCTTGCCATTAGAGAAATAGTAACTCCATTCTCATCAGAATAAGCAGCACCTGAACCACCTTCAGCACTTGCAAATTGTCCAAAAGTTTGGCTTCTGAACGCTACACTTTCATTTCTGTATTTCTTAGAAACACCTAAAACGAAAGCCTTATCATTAGTATCTACTGCTATTATCATTAAACAAGCATTTAACATATCTTGTATTGCATTAAATTTACCAACCTCCATTCTTGGAAGTGTAAAAGATAATCCACATTCAAATGCAGTTGAACCATTCTCTTTAGTTGCATTGATAGTTAATGCAGGAGTTTCATTTTTAAACTCATACACACCCCAATCAGCATCAGTTCCTCCAGTATCTTTAATACTTGTAATTGTATGTACACCTGTACCTCCATATAGGATTGTATCTCCATCAGCCCAAGACCTTAGTAGTATTTGTTTTATACCACCTGTTGCTTGTAAGTCTGTGCAGTCAATCGCTAATCCTGTATCTATTGCCATTTTTTTATTATTTTATTAGTTATTTAAAAGTAATTAAGAGAGGAGGACTAACCTCCCCTCTATTATTACATTATTATTATGCTCCAAGTCCCCATTGAACAAGAGAAGAGTACAAGTACTGTACACCTAACTTGAAGTAACCTCTAAAGAACATTTTTTCTTCTAAATCATCATAAAATACTTTGAAAGAACCTTCAGGGTCTGTTACATCAGAACCGATAATCAAGTTGTCTACTGCACAGTAACACATTCCTTGAGTATTGTTAGCACCTGCTGCAGTTTGGAATACATCAGGATTAGTATCTGTTAAGATAGTGTCCCACTCATACATTGGTACAACCTCAACACCTCTAAACATTACTCTACGCATACCATCTACTTGGTTTACTACTGCTAAATCAGCACCTGTACCTTCTAGGTTTGCTAAGTAAGCATTGAATACTTTAGGAGTTACAAACATTTTCTTGTCTGCAGGTGCTACTTGTTGTAACGCTGCAGGTGCTCCATCATAAATAGTTCTTAACATTGTAAGTGCTTCTGCTGCTGTTGGTGCTGTAATTGAAGCAAAAGTAACCTCAGTTACAGGCTCTGCTTTCATTAACTCCATCCAACCATCAAATGCTGTATAACCTGCTACTGCACCTGCTACATCACCACCCCACGCTAATCTTACTACATCTTGTGCGATACCTTTTACTGCTCTGTTTACGATTGCATCTGCTAATTGAGTTCCCTCAATGTTCATTACATCTGCACCACTTCTGTAAGACTCTTCAATGAAAGTTCCGAAAAACTCATCAGTACATTGCTCTAAAGCAACTCTACATCTACCTGCAGTAATTACTTTATCATCAATGTTAAATTGAGTTGCACCACTTGTTGCAGAACAACCTGAGTAAGACTCAACAATTTTAGTTAAAGATGCTGCAGTATATACATTCATCTTGTGCTTAACATTAGGAATTACTCTATAGTTACGCATTAAATCTTCACTTCTGAATACAGGCTCGTAAAAGATTTCGTTTAAGTTCGCACCTCCGTAAGTTGCTGCGATACTATTATTTGCTACATTTGCCATTTTTTTCTATTTTTTTAGTTATTAAATTTACTTCTAATTCTTGATGCTAATACATTGTAAAAATCTGCATTTGCATCTACTTTTTTGTTTTCAACTATTGCAGGGTCGCTATCAGTATTTAACTCAGTACCTTTAGCATCTGCCTTGTTGATTTTTGCGTTTAAACCTTCTACCTCTACAGTTAAAGTTTCGTTAGTTCCTTTTTCAGTAGCCAACTCACCTTCTAGTAAAGATATTTTGTTTGATAATTCTATGTTCTTAGCCTCAAATGCAGAAATCTTATTTGTAATTTCTTCATTATCTCCTAAATTCACAGTTATCGTAGTTTGTTCAACAACATCTTCAGAAACTTTTACCTCACCTTTTACAGAAGTAACAATTTCCTCAACTTTGCTATTAAACCATTCTTTTAACTCGTTAGTCATTTTTTTGTTATTTATATTAATACTTAATTTATTCTTAATTTCTTCTTGTGTGATGTTCTTAAACTTAGAAACATCATACTTAGCAGCCACCTTAATAGAATCAGAGATAGTGTCAATAAATCTTAGTTTATATGCTTCCTCAGCATTTAACCAAGTTTCTTCATCCATCATCTGAGCAACAGCATCATAAGATAATCCTGTCTTTTTTACATAAATGTCTGTTAGTTCACTTGTAATCTTCTCAAGAGTTTCAGCAGTTTTACGCATATCCTTAGCCTCACCACTAGCACCTCCCCAAGCGTTATGAATCATAAATAAAGAGTTTTCAGCCATAACCACCTCATCTGCACCAAGAGCAATGATAGTAGCAATACTTGCTGCTATACCCTCAATATAAACTGTAGTTTTAGATTCTCTTCTTTTGATTACATTATACATTGCCATACCATCAAATACATCACCACCTAAAGAGTTGATGCGTAAGTTGATTGGCATATCTTTTAATCCTTTGATTTCTGAAATAAAATCTTGTGCAGTTACTCCATAAGTTCCTATCTCATCAAAGATATATATATCAGCAGAGTTACCTGCTTTGTTTTGAATGTTATACCATTTTTCGTTCATAGTGGCAAAAATATAAGTAAATGATTTTAATCTTACCTAATTTTCGTACAAAACTTTTAGTATGTGATATTGTTAGATGGTATAGACTTCTTTCTCTCCTTATACACTATATTCTGAGCCATACTCTCACTTATATTGTATTTAATAGATAAGTCCATCCAAGTGTGAGTTCTACTACCTTGATTACCTACTAGCATCTTATCAAAGTCAGCAATAATCATATAGTTTCTTACTCTTTTTGGCTCTATTATACCTTCCTCTACAAGATGTTTGATAATATCTTTACAGGTTGGACTTAATCCAAACTTCTTTTCTAACACTCTACCTTCAAGTTCAATGAAGTCAAATACTACATCTACCTTATTTTGTCTTATTTTTTTTTCTGACATTTTTCTTTTTAGGTGTTTGCTCAACTTCAATCCATTCATCTACCATCATTTCCCAAAACTTACAAACTGCTGCTCTACAAGAGGTGCAATTCATATCTTGCTTGTTAGATGGGAATAATAAATGCCATTCAGCAAACATTAAACTTAATGATTCAGCGTGATGGCTTGGGAAGTTTCTTTTATAATTTGTGTTTCTAACAACACAATCAGTCATCATACTTCTTTTGTTCTTGCTGTAATTAGCAGCGATTTCTTTGAAATTCATATGTAAAGTTTTACCATTTGTTTTCAGGACATTTACCAAAAAACTCTTTTGTTAATGATGTTTTAGCATCTAGGAAACACTTGCATTTAGCACATCTTGAGCCTTTGCTTATTTTAGGTTTCTTTAGTAACATAAAGTTTCGGTAAAAACTACAACTTTTACACACTTCTAATCTTTCTAACTTGGTTTTCTTATCAACAAACATTTGTTTATTTCTTTGATTATTAAATTGTTGCCTGAGATTGTATCACGCTAACTGTATTCTGACTACTTGTAATATCTGCCTCAACTACTACTACTTTACTTGCACCTCCCATTGCACCCATCATTTGATTCTGACCTAGTGCATTGAATTGTTGTTGGCTAAATGAAGGTTGATTAAGTAATCCACCATCTGCAAACTTAACACCACCTCCTGCAGCGTTCATTGCTGATAATTGACTACTAAACATTGCTGTACTTCTTTTATTGATAACAGCCTCACCACCTTCTAATTCAACTACTCTACCTCCTACTGCAAACTTCTCACCACCTTGTGCGTGTGATTTACCATGCACCATACCACCATTTGCAAAAGTTTCAATTACCCCACCA